CTTGCATATTGACTGCATATTTTGCCGATGTATCGATAGATGGATCAACTAACCCGCCTGCTTGAAATAATCGGGTAATAACACTGGTAATGCCAGAGTTTAAAGCAGATATTCCGCGATTAATTCCGCGCAATTCCGCGTATTCTGCGGCGTGAATGTCTTTCAAAAGCTGATAAGTTTTGCTGCCGGACTCAGAAACCGCGCCACTATCGCCCAACACTGTGCCGGTGCCGTCGTTCATTGTCGGCATGGTTTTAGAGCCACCGCCACCGGATCCAGAAAAGCCGATTGCCGCCATCACGCCAAGCATCGCCGCGACACCAGCAAAGCCAAACCAGCCGGACTGTTCAAACATTTTAGCGGCCCCGGCCATGACGCTCACGGCGGTCTTTTTGATGGCAGAGGCCATGTCTATCAGGTCTTGTTTCAGTGTCATAGCGCTGCTTGCCAGACGTTGTGCAAGCTCTATGGCGCCCAAGGTAATAGTCAGCGTGTGCAGTGCTTTCCGGCCTTCTGAGCCTTGCTTAAACATTTGCTCGGTCGCGCCCATGATTTGACGAATACCGGTTAATGTTGATGACGTTTTTTTGTTTTCCAGGTCGGCGGCTTCCGTTGCCAAAACTTTATCTTTTGAGTTAAATGCAGAAAGGTCTATTTTCCCCTGCAACAGTTCAGCATTATTGTTTTTGGTATCGATAGCATTTTGTTTGAGAGCTACATTAACCTCGCTTAGCGATGATACAAAATTGCTAAACGCGGTCGATATTCCGCCTAAGCCCTGATTGATCAAATCAAAGGCATCAGAACTGGTAACGCCGACGTCTTTTGTGCGTTTTTCAATGTCGATTAAGGTTTGCTCGTACTGCTTGGCGGCTTCGGTGTCGGCTTTTAACAACCGAGCTTTTGAAACATCTTCGTAAACCTTCGCGTTTTGCGGATTAGCTGTGTCCAGCTTGGCCGCCTGATAGTCGCGGTTGTGGGCGAGGTCATAAGCCTCCTGTGCCTGCCGATAAGCCTGTGCGGTGCCTGTTAACTGCAATAGTTTCAACCGCTCTTGTTCGAGCGAGTCTTTATAGTCGCGCTTGGAATCAATAAGCGCCCGGTTAGCGGCAATCTCGGCTTTTGAGGCATCCAGATTGATTTTAAACCGGTCATCATCGAGTTTTTTCAGTTGTTCGGTGAGGTCGAGCGATTCCTTTGTCATCGTGTTGGTGCCGGACATGGCCGCGGCCACCTTGCCGTTATAGCTTTCGGTGCCGTCGCCGATGTCTTTTAACGCGTGGCCCATGCCAAGGCGCATCGACCAGTATTCTTTGCCCCATTTTTCCAGGGCGGCTTTATTGCGATTGGCGAACGCGGTTATTTTTTCAATGCTGTCGCCGGCCTTCAGGCCTTCATCAATGAGCGGCTTAAAAGGGTTCATTTTCCAGCCGGGATCACGCAAGGTCGATAACAAGGTCTGCATGGACCCGATAGCAATATCCAACTCGCCTTTTTTGTTCGTGAATCGCTCGCCGACAATATTCCGGCCGCCGCTTGATTCCACCTGCATGATTGCGTTGAGTGTGCCGTCAACTGTCGAACCGTTCTGAACGCCGGCTTGTGTGCTGGCGATTCCCAGGTACTTGATTTTTGTTTGCTCTAATGCCGCGAGTCTTTCATCCCGCTCTTTGTAGATGCGGTTAATGGTTTCAGTGTGCAATTTGTCGGCGCTGATCTTGCCAAGATCGTACTGACGCTTTAGCTCGTCGGCTTCAATCGCGTAGCTTTCCATCTTGGCATCAGTCAGGCGCTTAATGTCGCTGATCTGAGACTCGATAGCCGATTTAACCAGGTCGTTTATTTCTTTGATCTGGGACTTTTCGGTTTCGCCATTTTTAAGGCCCTTCGTCTTGGCGTCGTCAATCTTGGCTAACAGATCAAGCAGTTGTTTTTTACCTTCACCTGTAGCGCGGCTATTTTCGATTTCTTTTATAAATCGATCATGCTCAGAAACTGTCAGTTTTTCGGATTGATCAAACAGCTTTTGATAAAGCTCTTCTTGGATTTTGGTATTAAATAATCCTTTTGGTATCTCGATCTGTCCAGATTTACGCGCCAGTTCATCAGCGGCGGCTGAGGCGTCCTGTGCATTTTTACGGGCAAGCGCGAATGATTCGGCCAACTGCTCAACCGGTCCGATTGATTGCACGGTATCTTGGGCAAAACCCAACCAGGAAGGCAAGCCACCGAATGCAATTTTTAACGCCTGGGGAATGGCCGGAAGCTTTGACGTGATAAGGTCAATGCCTGCTGAAAATCTGGAAAAGAACCGGTCAATAACGCCAGTTACTGAATCAAAATACACGCCGATAGCCGACAGATAATCTCTAATTTCGACATTAGCCTTGGCCGACTCTTTCAGAACCTTGTTGTAGCGCTCGAACTCTTCTTTATATTGCTGGAGCGATATTTTCCCAGCAAAAAACGCATCGACTAAATCGCGGGTATCGGCGTCAAATTGTTGTTGGGTATAAGCGGTCTTTACGACGGTATCACGATAAAGATAAAGCGCTGTTCCGGCTGCGGCCACGGCAGTTATTGCCAAAGCCCACGGGTTAGCGCTCATGACTAAGCCTATGGCGATTAACTCGCGCTTGATGGCCGGGAGAATAGCGCCGAAGAAAGTATAGGCGCGTGATGTAAACGTTAAGCTTGCGGTTTGTGCGGCTGTTGCCGCTGTTAGTTCGATCTGCGCTACCGCCATCGCTTGCTGTGCTGCAATAGCGGCGGTAATGTTTACGGTGCGGCGAGCTTCGGCTAGAGCGGCGGTTGATGTGGATAAATTATTCTGCGCCAGAATAACATTATATTCTGCCAATGCAGCAGAATGAATAACGGTTAATTTAATGGTGTTACTTATTCCGGCGATAAAGCCGACAAACGACACGCCAGCAAAAGCGACTTTATAAGCCACCCAAGCCGCCGCACCTGTTAACAATGAAGCCGTGATTGTGCCGATATTATGCGCGAGAACTAGCACAGCATCAGCCAACGCCGAAGCAACGCCAGTTGTTTGCCCACCAGTTCCGATGAATTTCAATAGCTCGTTATTGACTACCTGGAATGCCTGCCCAATCGTGACCGGCATTTTTGAGAACTCTTTGTCGATATTATCAGTAGACCGGGCAATCGCCGCTGTCACGCGCTCAATGTCGAGTTGTTGATCGCGGGATAATTGCCGGAGCTTGCCGATTGACACGCCTATGGTGCCGTTGGCATTTTCCCAACCTTCGGCGATGGCGCGGATTAATCGCGGCGAGTTTTCAGCGATTGACCGGTATTCGTCCCCGGCCAATATGCCGCTTGCGAATGCCTGTCCCAATTGCAGAATGGCGGCAGATGCTTGAGCCGCACCTGCGCCGCTGATAATAAGTGATTTTCCGACGGTTTCAGTGATCTTAACCATCTGGTCGGAAGTCATGCCTAGCTCTTTTTGAGCGCGGGCAAGCTTAGAATATAGGTCTATCGTGCCTTCAAACGATGATCTGGTAGCATTGGCGGTGTTGAACAGCTTGTTTTGAACACTGATTAATTCCTCAGTGCTTTTTGTGACCAGCTTTAACCGGCCTTCGAGATTTGACCAGGTGTCCATGTACTCGATCAGTTGACGAACGCCCAGGCCAATGCCGATAGATGCAAGGATGCCGCCTAAGCCTTTCCAAGCACTGGACGCACGGTTAGCGGAATTCTCAAGATTACGCCCTGCATTCGATAATCGATCAGCTTCGACTTGTGCAAGCCGTAACTGCGTCGCATCGACCCGGATCGCCAAATCTGCTATTGATACCGCCATTATCCTTTATCTCCTTTCTTTGTCTGTTGGGCGTTGACGTACTCAATATCAATGAGCTTTAAAACATGGATTTCAAAAGGCGTTGGGTGGTTATCGGTTAACTCAGTCCAGGCTTTAAGCTCAGCCCAAGACAACACGTTAACCCCCATTCCGTTTGACTGCCGACCGCTGTTTAACTCACAAAACCACTGCCACCACTGATCGCAGAATGGGTCAAGGTCTTCGTGCTCAAGCTCCTTGACCTTAAACCCGCTTTTTTGTGCTGCTTCAAAATGACTGCGCCGGGTCCCGCCGTCATCCAAAACATGGTTTAACCAAAACTGGTGTTTGGCAAACTCGATTAACGAGTCTACCGATTCGGCAAAAAATTACGCAAATCGGCGCTGGCGTCCTCAACCTGTTTCTGGAATGACGGATTGTTGCCGAAAAACAGCGCAATATTTTCAGACGTGCATGGGTCTGTTAAGTCCCACGACTTGACGATAACCCGAAGGCGAGCCAACTTGTTTTGCTGTGCCTCGTCTATGTCAGGGCGGTCATAGTTTTTATCGCCCTTGTTTTTCTTCAGCCAAACGTCGTTAATCACTTTCCGTGATAAATTTTTATCAAAGTCGGCGACCTCTTTTGCTTCGCTGCCGATAATATTGACGCCTAAGTTTCCGCCATCACCGTCATCAATAGGGTTTCCATCAGGGTCTTTTAATACGACACGGAACAACCTATCGCACGCCTTAACTTCGTTAAAATCAGCAAGGCTAAAGCCTTTTGGTACTGCTACTGGTACTGCGTTTTTTTCTGTTGCCATAAAATTATTTTTGTAAGGTTAATTACGCCGCGCCAGTTAGACGCGGCTTGTTGGTTTTACGCGATTGAGTCTTGAATCGAGAATGATGATTTAAGCTTTGTCGCGTCGGTGCCGTCATCGCCGGTCGGGTTCTGCATAGCGGTGAACGGGATTGTCAAAAGTTGCTTAGTGCCGCCGCTGTTAGAGGACGAGTTATAAACCAGGCGTGGCAGTTGGAATGCCAAGAAGTCAGCGTTATAGGCGTTGGATTCTTTGATGATAAAGACCATGCTCATTTCGTCTTTATCGAGGAAATGGTCACGCATAACTTCGTCTTCAAAGTAGACCGACATCGAACCGGAAACCTTGTAAACGCCAGCTACAATGTCGTGCGCCACGTCGCCGCCGACGCACTTATCCAACGCTGAAAGATTGGCGGAAACGGTAATATCGAACGATGTCACACAGCCAGCATCGACCCCGGCATTGACATAAACACGGCCAAAAATTGAATCCAGGTTTTGCGACTCGGTAGGTTCGTTGCTTGATGTGTAGTAGTGCGCCTGGGCGGTTTCGATATTTTTACCCAAAAAGTCAAAATCGACAGTTGGTATTCCGCTGTTAGGGACCGTGACTTTTGCCATATTGACGCGCAATCCGGTATATTGCTCAGATTGAGCAATATCGGATTGCCACTTTTCAATCATGAACGATTTGTTAGTGTGGTTTGCTTGCGGTATGAACGATTTAGAGCCAACACGGTACACATAATCGTTAGCTTCTGCTGACTCAACAACCATCGGAACAGTTGTCGCGTCATCGTCCAGAACTTTAAAATTAAGCTGTGTCCCTGCTGTATTGAATGACGTGATCAGCAGGTTTCGATTGTTGTTGGTCGAGGTCGGAAAACCTACTAGGCGGATAACGTCATGGACCTTGAAACCTTCGGCGATAAAACTCGAAGAGCTTGTAAGCCGTGTTGTCGTTGCAACCGCCAAATCGTTTTCAGTGTTGTAGGTTAACTTGACCAAATCAGACTTGGTAATTGTGACTGATTCGGTCGCGGCATCACTGATAGGCAATGTGTTATCAGTGTAGTAGCCGAAAATATCAGTTGTTGTCAGCTTGGTAATTTTGAAAGGCTTATCGTCATTAGCGACGTTTCCGCCTGTGAACCCGTTGACTTTTACGATGTCACCAACATTGAACGGATCGGTGAAATCACCACCCACCGTTTGAAAAATACTGGTATCGGCAACTGCTGCAATATTTACCCTCGTAATCGTTTTGGTTTTTGGGGAATCAGTTGTACCAAGATTCCAAACGGTTACGCTTTCGCCAGCGGCATCCGCCAACATAACGTAATTTCCGGATTTTGCCCTGAGCTTCATTGTCCCGGCAGCGGATGCAAGCAATATCCACAGTCGGTTATTGTTGCCTTTATTGCCACCGGTAAATCCGGTAAATTTGATGGTATCGCCAACCGATAAATCAAGCTGACCAGATGTAGTCCAATCAGAACCAGATGTTGTCAAATTATTAACCGGAGCAACGCAAGAAATGTCGGTGCCGGTAATATCGGAAACAACACCAGTATTGAAGTTTTGACGCAAAAGGGCGGCCCACAACGGCTTATACGCACCGGACTTGGCCTCGGTTTTCAGTGTCGCCGAAACCGCTTTAATGCCGCGAGCATAATTCTCGGTCTGCATGGATGATTTGATCTCATTCGATTCTATAATCGACTGATCAAATTTTGGGGTGAACTCAACGCGACTCAATAGCTGCGCGTTATCTGTGTCGGTATCTTTTACGCCGAAACTGAGCTCTTCTTTCAGTTCGACGGCTTCAAATAAACTGCTCGCTACGGTCATTTTGGTAAATTCCTATATTCTGTTAGTGTAAAATCGTATCTTGACCAGGCCGGTGAACCGGTCCCCGTCGTTGCCTTCTGTGTTGAATTCTGGCGTCTCGTTGATAATGCAGGTCGCCGTGTCTTTTGTGTGCGATGAGCCCAGGTTAAAAGCGGTTTTAATCAACTCGGCCCGCGCGGTTATTGCATTAGCCCCGGCGCTTTGCGGGTACATCAGCCGGACGTATAAATAGCCGTTGTAAATCGTTTCTCGACAACTGCCGACCGGTGGCTCAGGAATCGCTTTTAAATACACTATTTGATACGGGGTACCGGTAACCGGCGTGTATTTTGTATTCTCCCAAACTGAAGCCAAGGCGGGTGTTATGCCGTTCAGCGTGTTTTCTAAAGCGGCCCTGATTTTTATTAAACTCATGGGTTAATCAATCGGGCTTGTTCGTTGGCTATGCGTTGCCAGTTCAAAACAGTTGCAGCAACAATAAATCCTGGTGGGGCTTGGTTGCTCCAGCCATCTTCAAGCGCCTGCGCATACGGCAAGTTGTTGGTGATGTAATGCACATTACCGGCGTTATAAATCTGTGATGCCCCGGTATTAATCCGGTCTTTCGATACCTGGCCGCTGGCGTCAATATCGGGCAAGTCGCCCAAAGGCCTAACCGATAGTCCATATTGCCAGTTGGCCCGAAAACGTCCGCCGACATAGCCGGGTGGAACTGGTGTGCTGGGCGCCCAATTAGTGGGATCGCCAACCGGTGAGCGGATAACCAGCTCTTCACCGGCCCCAATCAAAATACCGCGCTCAAGCCTTCTGAGATTGTTTTCAAGCTCACGACCGAAAGCGGCTAAGTCAATTGAGAAGCTCATTAATCAACTTTTATATATGCTCGACCAAATATTAACCTGTGCAATAATTCAAAAGGCCATGCCCACCACGGCACATAAAGTTCTGATGCTGCTACCCAAGAACCATTTATGTTATCTATTGTGGTAACTCTACAATTTAGCCACCACCGCCTGATAAACCACGGCTCCAATTGCGATTCTTTAAAGTCGTCAGTATTTTCATTCATCTGAATACGCCTCAATCAATTTCTGAGCGATACACTGTATCGAATAAGCTTCAAATTCTCGGCTTGGATTAGCCTCGCCGATATTCGCCTTTATTTCTTGCCAAATATGTACGGCCTCATGAATCAATAACCCGACAATTTCATTCGGAGACCTGTCGTCGGCATTCCCCATGCAAACAATGGCAATTGTTTTGCCGTCTTTTTCAAAATAATGAACAGTTGCATTGGCATGTGTTGTCGCCAAATAATCCGGCCAGTTTTTGCGCTTAATACCAAGCCGCTTTAGCTCTTTTTTAAATGCCTTCTCAGTTTTGCAAAGCCCGTAATGCACCGGCGAAATAATCAAGGCTCTATCAAGCCATTTGATTTTTTTACTCATGCACTAGCCCTCACATTACAAATCCACAACACCCGCGTTGCTGCCGGTTTAATCTCATTCAGCCCGACAACGGTATAAACCGTGCTGTTTACTGTCACCGTGTCATCGGTCTTAACCGTAGCACTCGCATCAAGCAGTAATTTTTTATCGCCCTGCATAATCATCGTGCCGTCTACGTCCTGCGCTCTGTGTTGGGTAAGCAACCCTTTCGGCGTTGTTGTCGCCGTCGTGGTTGCCTGGGTTCCCGTGTCGGGATCATAAGCGCCGGTTGTAATGTTTGTTACCGTGACCGATTGCCCATATTTAGTGAGCAATCGAAGCGCGGTAGCCTCTGCCCTGTCGTAAACGCCCATTAACGGACTATCGGCAGCTGCCCATTGCCGCCACTCAAAAACGGCTGTAACATCAAATCCACTGCGCGGTATTGCGTGTAGGGCAGTGCATTGATGTCGTATTCAACTTCTATCACGTCGATCTTTTCGCGGATAACAGCTGGTTCGAGGTTGGTTATCAGGTCCGCGCTTTGTACTTCAATCGCAAGCTTTATACAGGCGTTGATAACCTCTGTGGGTACTGTTGCGTCATCGACTAAATAGGGATAACTGCCAACAGCTCCAAAAACAAAAGGCTCCAGGTAAACCATTGACCTAGGCCAATCCAACGCCTGAGTAGCTGTGTTTCGATAACCCTTCCATCTGGCTCGATACATTTGCACCATTGCGTCAGTGGATTTAACTAACGATTGCTCGATGACGGCATCGGTAACGCCTGAGTAACTAATGCCGCGAGCGTCGCAATATGCTTTGTATTGCGCTACCGTTGCGTAGCTAACCGCGTTAGATAAACCTGTGCCGTCCTCGACTACAATCGTCATTTCTAGTCGATTTTCTTAGGTCCTTTAGTGACCTTATCGACCACCGGCGCTTCTTCAACAACCTCGTCGGCTTTATCGACCACCGGCGGCTGGCTGAAGTATTCACCCACAGCCAAACACTCACGCGCGTCAACAGACTCTTTCTGATACGATTGGCCGTCTTTGTCATAAATCGTTACAAAAGCCATTTTTAGTCACCATCTTTTGCAATAAAGGCGGCAAAGTTAATGCCGGTCGCAATTGTTCCCGCGACTTCGGTATAAATCCGCACATATTGATAAATTGTTCCATTTTGCTCATTGCGGAATGGCACCACAAAACGACCCGTTCCTGTATCGGCATCTGCTGGAGCAGTGGCATTCCCCATTTCAATCTGAGCAAGGCATACACTGCCGCTAGTCATTGCCGCAACGTTTGATCCTTCCAGGCAGATGAGGTAAATTTCATCTGTGCTTGCAACTTCAACAGCAGAAACGTCAATAACTAAATTGCCGTCAACAAAACCGGCACCCAAATCAACGACTGTTGTTTCAGTTGTGGTTGACGCAACCAATCCAGCCGCTTTTAAAGACAGCGAAGCGTCATAAGTAAAATTTGAATATGTAGACATAGTTATTCCTTACGCGACTACAGCGGCATCGCTGATAGACCAAAGACGGGTAACACAACGACCGTGGAATGCGGCGATTGACGAGTACCATTCGATACGGGTTCTTTCAACCGGCGCAGTTTGCAATTCGCCAAGATCACGAACATCCATACCGCCGTTTTGTATGCCGGTTAAGCCCTGGTCGCCAATGCTCATGATATAAATAGATGTCGCCGTTGCTGTGCCGCTTGTGGCCGCTTCGGTAAATGGCAATATTGATGTGCCCGTTTCATCCAAATCAACAGTCAGAATCGGCAGGCCGTTGTACATTTCGATAGGCTTTCCGAACATATCAACGCCCATTGTGATGAAACCGCCGACGCTGGTATTTCTAACAGCCTGAGTTAACCGTCGCTTCATGGCTTTGTTCATAACCATGTGAGTAGGCATAAACGTTTGGTCGATAGCCTCATCCAGCTTTGCCAGAGATAGCGGCGTACCGTTCGCGGTTGAACCGGCTGCAATCTTTTGGTTTCCGGTTACACGCACCTGCAAGCCATCGAACTCGCGGGGGTCGCTCAAAGAATCGCCTTTGAAAAATTTCTTTGTCCAGGCCAGACCAAGGGAGCGCAGCTTCATTGAAGTTTGGCTGGATTTCTGTTCGCGGCCCTGGGTTTGCAGGATGAATCGGTCAATATCGATTTCACCGCCTGCAATGACCAGCGTTTCGGTCAGCGGATTAAGAATCCCGACCGATGGGGTATAACTTTCGTTTACACCACGAAAGCCGATACTGGGGAGGGTTTGCTCACGGTTATATGCCAAGGCATTGCCGGGTATTGAGCGGAAAGGAAGGTACGTTAAAATAGCTGACGATCCTGCATATATTTCAATGATCGCTCGCTCTATCTCTGTTCCGTTGTTAAGTTTTGCCGCTTCAATAAGCGTTAATGCTGCCATTTTTCACCTGTTCTATGTTGCCCCTGTGGTTTGCGAATAAAGAACGTTTAATCTTTGCTCAGGGGGTAAATGTGATAAATCTTGTTTTGACTGCCTGTTTCCGTTATTACCCGGAGCACCAGCGCCTATGTTCGCCGGTTTGTGCCAGCGACCTGTCGTATCTGTGTCACTTAGCCATTCCAACGGTGAGTAAGCGCTTTTTCCGTCCTTTCCTAAAACCACTTGGCCGTCCTGAACTAATACCGCCTCGCCGTCGTCGGTTAACGAAAACTTGTTCCTGGCATGGAGTAAAATGTCTTCCATGTAATCGGGATTCAGCGACTTCACTTGCAGCGCCGCGTTCATGATTTTGGATTCCAGAACTCTTGACTCAAACGCTTTCGAGCGTTGAAGCGCCTGTTCTTTTTCGGCCAGAATCGCGTCTAACTGCTTTTGGTGTTCCGCCTTCAGTTTTTCGGTTCGCTTGCTGAAAACTTCGTCATGCTTGCCTTCGGCGAATAGCTTTAGCTCTTCGTTTTGCTCAAACATTGACTTGATCTTTTTCAAGCCTTCGATGTCGCCTAGCTCTGCTAAAGCGGCCTGTAATTCTTTCGCCGTCTGCTTTGCTGTTTTTGTTTCGTTCAGCAATTCGGCTTGTTTTTTCGTCAACGGCTCTACCGCTGATTTAATCGCCGTATCAAACTCGGATTGTGCATCCGGGTTAGCGGCTAGTAATTCTGCTAATGTCATTTTGTTCTCTGCTTGTTGGTAGTCTCAGACTATGGCACGGCCATTAACGATAATGTTATATCGTTGCAGTAAAATTGATATGGATGATGTACAATGTTGCTGTATAAAAGCAGCAACTAGCAGGTATAATGAAAAGCGCAGAATTTACTAGAATGGCGTCCTTGTTGTGGGGGTCAGGATTTCACGGGAAAGCGGCAAAACATTTGGGAATCGACAGGAATACTGTCGGCAGGTATGTGAGAGGTAAAACTCGTCACGGAAAGATCGTGACAATAAAATCCGAAACAGCGGATAAATTGCGGGAGTTATTTGATGAACGAAACAGATGTAAAAATTGAAAACGGTAAAATCGTTATATCCGATGAGTTGCGTGAAAAATTGATAGCAGCTACCGGTGATGTTATTGCTGTTGATTATGCACTCAACCAACTAGCCAACATTTTAAAAACAGGCAACGAAAGCATGAAAATCCTTGCTGAAGGTCTAAAAAAGCTTGCTAATAAGCGCGAAAAGCCAAAGCCAAAGCCAGCAAAACCGTACTGGCGCACAGGGGAACGGTGGTAATCCAATGAACAATTCGTTGCTATGGACACTAGCGGTAGTAGGCTTATGGAATACCATAAATTTAGCCGGTAGAATTTATTACAAAGCCGAAACTAAAACCTATCTATGGAGCATATTTATAGGCATGTGGGCATCGGTCATATTGTGGCAATCATGGATAAAATAAAAGCAGACGACTTGAGAGAGATTATTGAGCATCTCCCAGGGCTAATAAAGGACGCTCAGGTGCTTAAAGACAGGATTAAGCGGGAAGGCGGAATATCGGTTATCGATTTGTTGTTGTGGCAAAAGCAAGGGGATTCGGTCCCAATAGTTGATGAAATAACTGCGACCATAAAAGAATATTACGCCAATTTAGACCAACGCAAAAACGGCGATTCTGCAATGATCGAAGCTTTTGAAAAAATACAAGAGTTACTCGGCGTTCATTGGATCGCTGGCGCTTCACTTAAAGCACAAAAAAGCCCGGACTAGCCGGGCCTTGTTATTTTTTACTGTTTAACAACTTGCCAACAACCCAGAAACATCAATCCCAACGCACGCACACGCGTTAAGGTGTGATTTTACAAGAGTTTCATCATCAACCTGATTACCGTATCTGGGCTTAGGAATAACCATCGCCTTTGTCACCGCTTCGGCCTGGTCGTACTGCTTCCAAAATTCTTTAGGTGCTTTGCTTTCGTCCTCCGGCAACCACTGACGGTGTTTACCGACCACGCGGTTTAAACGATCCATGACCGCTTTGTTTGTTGGGTAAAAATGGATGGTTCCAACACCTGAATAATACCGAATATCAAAATATTCAGTTGATACCCGATTGCCGCCTTTTAATTCATCAAATCGCTTATCGAACAGGTTGTGCAGTGATTGCTCACATTGCGCTTTACCCTCAAGCATTGCAAAAGTTTTGTCGAAGTCCTCAAGCTTTTTCATGTCCCGATAATCAAGGCGCTCACTGTAAAAGTTCTTGGCCGGGATAATAAACCGCGTCATCATAACCCTGAACGCCTGTTCTTTGTGTTTTTGGTTAGACTTCCAGCCCCGGTAATAAGCCCTGTTTTCTGGTCGGTACTTCGTGATCTCATCAAAGCAATCGAGCAGCATTTGCACATTAATTTCACCCTGGCTATTGACCAGGCCAAGCAGGAAACCACGGATATTCGACTCGGTGAAACTCAATTGTGAAATTGATTCAAAATCAGCGACCAGCTTTTCATAAGCTTTTGACGACAGGTATTTACTAAACTCTGTCGATTTTAAAATATTGGTCCACGCGCGTTTCTTCAAATCATCGTATCCGGCGTTAAACCGTTCGGTTAATGATTCCGGCGATACGTTGACAGGATTAGCGCTTTGATTAAGCGAATTGCCAAGCAGCGCCCTGTAATAATCCGCCTCTTCTCCGGCGATTGAAGCCGCTTTTAACGCGCTCACTGCGGCATTGAACATAGTCACAGTATTGCTGATGGCATTGCACTTTATCGCCAACTCCTGCCGGTTGTCGTAATGCAGGCTGGTTGCCTTGTCGATCTCCAGGCCGTGGGTAAAATTGGCTTTGATGTCATTTTTTCGCTCAAGCCAGATTAGCGCAATCTCTACGTTGGTTTTGCGCAGCGTGTCGGGATCGGTAAAAGCCGACTCGATAAATTCAACGGTTCCGTGATCTTTAATCAATCCACACAGGAATTGACGCGCTTTAGTGCATGGGTTCTTAATGGTTTCGGCATTGACTATGGCGACAACTTCCCCGTTGAACAAAAGATTGTAAGCCTTGATGACGTGCTCAGCACCCTGGCTAAACGGTGGGTTAAGCAATATGTGACTGTAAAGCGATGCGCCCTCAAACCGCATGAAATCAGCGTCTATGACAGTTAACCCTTTTGCTCGGAGTATCGCCTGATTGTCGAAATCAAGCTCTATGCAATCGACTTTAGGCCAATAATGCTTATTGCCGGTCAGGAATGGCTCTAACAGATGGCCCCGTCCGGCGCTTGGTTCCAATAGTCGGGTAATTCGCTTGTTTTTGAAAAGGCCCTTGGCTTTAAATGCTAGGGCTGATGGGGTGGGGTAGAACTCATTCATCATCGTCCTCGTCAATCTCAATCCACTCGTTATCAATCAACTCTTCAATGCCGCCGTAATTTGATTCATCACGCATATACTTACACTCGTGCAAATATAGCGTGTAAGTCGCAATAGCATCAAGCTGTCTTTGCGCTTCGTCTTTTGTTTCGCAAGGCTCGCCAACAAAGATATTTCTATCACCAAATGCCGGCACAAAAAAACATCTAAATTTATTCATTGTCATCACCCACCGTCTCCCCATAAACGGAACCAATATAAAAACGCATTGCCGCTATCAAACTAGTTTCACCAACAAACATTTTGCTATTCATGTCCGGAACATCAGCCATCCATTCTTTATGATCGCATTTGTAAAAATCATAATTCAGACAAATTTTTTCGCGCTCAATAATAGGCCATCCTTGCGCCGGGTTGGTGGATGGTGAATACACATAATAATATTTAATGTTGCCATCAATAAATGCGGTAAAGCATCTATCGTTTTCAAAATAAGCATATTTACCCTCAGCCATCGCAACCCAATAATCCAGCTCTAATCTGGACAGCTCACTCACTAATTTTTTAGCCATTGGTTTTTCCTCATGTATTTGTTATGTCCCCGAAACCAACTTCGGGAACATAGGGTGTTAGATTAAGCGCTTATCGGCTGTTGACGTTGTTTAGCTGATTCAACCCGATCACTGATCAACGACAACAAGATTTGAAACTTATCCACAAACCAGCGAGGCTGCGTTTGGTTCGGGTTCTGCTGGCTGGTTTCGTTTTTGCCGTATTCCAAACCGTGTGCAGTTATGGACCAGAAATGCTTAACCGTTTTTCCGGTTGATCGACGTTCCAGTTTTTCAAGCAGGCCAAGCTCAAACAATATCTGATTTGCCCGGACCGCCGACAAGCCGACATCGTGTTGTTTCAATAAATCGCCTAATGCGCTGGTTAACTTGTCGTCCGAATATGCCGGTAAAAAGCGCGTATCAACGCCTTTTAATTCACCAAGCTTGCTAAGCATTCTAATCTTGCTTGTATCGCTCATGCGAAGCATTCTGGCGGCTGTTTCGGCTATTTGCAGTTCAATCATTGGCAATGCCGCATGATCAACAGGTTGTTGCTTGGCCGACTCAAGCTCAAGCCAGCGTTTGTTTATAGCGTGGCGTGCTTTAACGTCGTAACCGGTGATCAGCGTTAATGTATGCTCGCGGTCCAGGTGGACTTCTGACCAGTAGCCACGGTTGTCTAAAATTACTGTAACGCCTTGAATTTCATTGATGGCTAATTTTTCAGCCATCTTTTCTTTGCTAAATTCATACAATCCAGTAAAAATTTGAACTCGAATATCGGCAATTACGTTTTTATGCTCTTTGCCGGTCAACTTTGCAATTTCAGTTGATGACATGGTTTCGGTGGGGAGTGTTAACGAATTGCTTGAAGATGGCGCGAATGTATTCATGATGTTTCCTTGATTTTGAGAAAAGACAATGGTGTCAGGAGTTCTCAACTGTCAAAGGGCAGTCAGGCCTATTCCCCTTTCGGGTATTTTATTAGCCTACTCCCGACATTGATCTGAACTATACGGAATTTCCGTATAGTTGAAAAATGGCAGGCACAAAAAAACCGCATGTCTATCGGGCGCGGGTTCCGCTCTGAAGAGTTGAGAGACTCTGAATAAAGCATAGCCCCACCCAAGCGATATGTCAATGCAAGCGTATTAATTGCCAAATTCTCTCGTTGTTTTATATAGTGTTGATTACCTATATAACTTCCTGTCTTTAATTATTTTTGTGATTTGTATCACGTTTTATTTTCGTTACCCTATTGACATTATATATACAATGTATATAATAGAGCCATCAAAACAAGAAACTAACCAGGAGATTAAAATGAACGCAACCAACCAAGAAATAGAAGCGGTAAGAGTAATAGCAAAAGAAGAAGGAAAAACACCTTTAGAATTGATTACTTTCTTACAATCAGCGGCTGCTAAAATTGGTGATGAAAAAACACTATCAAAACTCTGCTTAATAAAAAGAACCTTTATTGATGAAATAATGGCGGCATGATAACAACCCGCCGCACGGACGCGGCATAACACCACCGGAGATACGAAAATGAAACTTTCGCAATTAAAACAAGTTATTAGCTCTGATATTAACTATGGAGATATAGACCATATTATCCGCATATGTGGAGACCAAGAATGCTCTTTTTTTAAAACATTCAAAAACCCAAGAGAAATTAGACGAACATATCCTAACATTGATAATCTAAGCGGTGTTAATGAGGGGTTAATAATAGACAATTCCGGCTTTTTAATCAGGGTTGTTTCCAATTATGGAGAAAACGAAAACGTCGCAAATTTTGAATATTTAGTGTATGGCGATGAATAATGGAACTACCAAGTCCAGTGCAAATAAAAAAGCTCGCATGGATGCTGGCTTAACCCAAACAGAAGCCGCCATTTTAATTTATTGCTCATTGGGAGCTTGGCAAAAATGGGAACAGGGTGACAGAACAATGCACCCTGCTTTCTGGGAGCTTTTTTTGATAAAGACCGGCCAATCGTAAGCTTTGATTACCTATTTATTTTCGTTACCCTATTGACATTTTATATACAATGTATATAATAGAGCCATCAAAACAAGAAACTAACCAGGAGATTAAAATGACAACATATAGAAAAATTACATATAAAAACGGGGCCTGGATACAAATAAACTTTGTTGATGGCGAGCCTATGACCTACGAAGTAAGCCGCGAACATGGAGTCGGGGTATTATTACAACAAGCTGCAGAAATGATTTTATTAGGCTTTGAAGGTTGTCTTAAATTTGACAAACTGGAAACTGAAATTAACTCACATTTATGAAAACCACCCGCCGCACGGACGCGGCCACCAACACCACCGGAGATACGAAAATGTCTAGATTAGACGCAGAAAAAGCTTATAAAAAAGCACTGGCAGATTGGAATAAATCACAGTTTATAAGTGAAGAGGCATTTAACGCCGCCGATGCCGCGCTATATATTGCAAGAAAAAACTTGGTTGATACTGAAATAAAACAACCGACTTACAAAGAAATAAAAAAACAAAATGAAGTTTTACGGTTAAGAAATCGCGGCTTAGATGTATGACTGAAAACAAAGCCAAGGCGGCACGGATAGCCGCCAAACTTTCAGCAAGGGAGGCCGCCAAACTTGTCCAGGTTGCAACTGTGACCTGGCAGGTTTGGGAAGGCCAAACCAAACGCAAGACAGAAATCCCGTTTGCTACTCTTGAGTATTTCAGGCTTGTTACCGGGACGCATCCGACGCACGTTTTAATTGAGCGTTAATAACTTAGCCGTATTTCTCAGTTAACTGCTTAAGAGTTAATTCCCGCCCAGTCTGATCCAATAATTGAGAGGTCGTTATCTTCCCGTCTTTCCAGAGTTGATACCGGCCTTTCCCCAACATTTCTTCAACCTGCGCCGGCGGCACCCGCTTAAGGTATTCATCAAACGTGATTTTTGCATCAACCGGACCGATGGAGCTTGCTCGCTCAAAGCCTGGCGTAGATTCTTTGGGGGTGTAGATTGACTGCGCTGAGGTGAGGCAACGGCATTTTACGTGCAATGGCGCCTGTTTAAACGGGAATTTGTTCGGCGCAATCGGCTTTTTTTCTATAACCGTCCATTTCTTTCCGCTGCGGGGAATACACTGCTGCACGCATGTATGGCCGTCGAGAGTTGAAACGTGTACCAAGCACCTTATCACGTCCGCATTAGCTTCAAATACAGCCATCCTCGCATCGTTTGCGACAGTTTGAATCGAGGTATGCACCAAGCCGAAAGCATCCCGCTTGGCCTTCAAATCGAGCAATTCGTTAACCGGGTTTATCAGTTTGCTGTAGTCGCTGCCCTGGAGTATGCCCTGACGGATAATCCCTCCGAACTTGAACTTAACGTCTGAAGCTTGCTTATCCCACCAGGCAGCCAACGGCGAACCATCAAACATCACATTGGACATGATGCTCTTCATGTGCCCGACAGTGGGCAATCCTGCGGCAATCGTGATCGGGATAGCGGCCTGGACTGCCGCCTGCGCCGTGCCGACAACGTGCATAAATAACGACTCAATATCAAGCTGTGTCGCGGCCTGATTGTAGTAAGCGTCTATCACCGCATCGGCTTCATTTATCAACGCCTGCACCTGACGTTTAGTCGCTTCAAGCAGGTATTTCTCCGACAGGATAGACAACAACTCGCGCTTCATCCGTTTTAGCAGCGCTTCAACCTCTTTCCGTTGCTGGGCGTCAAAGCGGTTTAGGTAGAGGGAGTCGGTAATTATTTTGTCGTCTATTGATGTGGGCATTTTTATTCAAACCTAAACGAAAAATATCTTTTCAAATCTTTCTTTAAATAAAATTCGTCTTTTTTAGCTTTTTTCATCAACATATCTACATTGTTTTGCTCGTCTATCATATACCTAAGCGCGTTTAGCTCTTCGTCCGAGCAAATCCCAAGAACATCTAATTTATTTATTCTTTCAATAAGTTCTGATTTTGTAAATTTTAAAACAACGTGTTGGTCATTTACAGATGTAAACAATGCTGAAATATTGCCATTATCATTTTTAACTTGTTGGAATTTAATATCAAGTGCAGTCATATACTCTCCGTTAAAGCGCAATCGTTACAAAATGGTTAACCGGAAACAGGGTAACGACGCCTGCTTTTGCTCCGTCGAGCTATCCGGTTAATTTGTGCTATTTTTTAAAACAAATCAACATCAATCATCATCAACCGATGACTCGATTATCTCCAATAAAACCAATGTGGCATATTCAAGCGGAAACTTGAAATTATGCGCCTCTTCCTGGTGTTTGTTTTGGATTAAATCGTGTGCTGCTGAAATTAGCCGAGACTTTTTAAAGGGCGAATCAGTTAACGCAATCTCTAACAGCATCTGTGCAGATGTTAGTCTGCCGTCATTGATACCATTAAAGTCAACCTGTTCTGGCAGGTTATCCCCTGGATAATCTTGAGCGTCAAGCGTGTCATCAGATGATACGATTTCGAAAGACTTAAACCCATCCGCACAAATCCCGATTATTTGGTCATATTTGTGATCGTGACTACCGCTTACCACTACCCTAATACTGTCTAACTTCTCGTTAAAATGAACTCTCAAGACGTCCTTTTCAGCACTATAGTTTCTCATTTTATCAATGAAAACCAGTATTCTAGAAAAATGATAAATATTAGAAGTCCTGTACCATATTTGTATTCCTAGCGCTGAAAATATTCCGTTATAACTCAACTCATGGCCATTTTTACCCATTAATTACCCCTATTTTTTAGACTAAAATCAATTTTACGGCAATTCTGTAATTGCAGCTTGCTCTTCTTCAATCGTCCTTCCGTTTTCTATTAGCTCTCCCTTTTTCAGATTATAGAAAAGTGTCTGGTGACTGATGGCGCCAGCCTGATGAGCCCTGACAAAACTATCAAGCTCCTGCGGCGTCATCGGGTACGGCATCATGTCACGGTTCAGTTCAATTTTGAAATCGTTGTTATCGGAAATACCTGACCACTGGAACAATAGATTTACAGACCAATTCAGAGCGCTTTCGACCGACAGTGAAACCTCGGCAAGCTTAGAGTTATCGCCCATTGCGTGTATTGACGCCGTTTCTGCTGTTTCTACGCCCTTTGGTGACTCTCTGAGCAGACTTGATCCCTCAGCCACCATTTCATCCAACAATCGCGCCATTCTCGCCTGGATCGCCGCCGCCCCGTTTCCGGCCATTTCCAGATAGCCCCATTTTGCCGCCGGGTTGTTGGTCGTTATCGCTGCGCTTAAATTAATCTCGGTTTTTTTCTGTGGATCGTTAAGTTCATTGAATCCGGCCAGCACTGGCGTCGGCGTGGCAATCAATCGGCAAAGATTGGCGTCCATGACATCAGCTTTCAAATGCGCGATATTGGCATTTACCAGGCCCATAATCATGGGCACCGAAGGCTCAACATCCGGGTAAATTTTAAATGGGATGAATCTCATCACCGCCCCGGCCATTTCCGGGTATGTGGGCGCATCGATCAATTCGTATTCATTACCGCCCGCGGTTGCCGCATCTTGCCGTTTACGCCAGCGCATAACACGGTATACCCCATCCAGAATGTCCAACGTCCGGTAAATCTCTTCTTCAGACTTTTTAAAGCCGCCATCAGCCGGGTTAAACTCTACTGACCCGTTTTCTTCTTTGAGCAGCACATAATTGAGCTGCCCATTCTCGCAATTCCAATCAAGGATTGACTCGGCACTGTAAAAGCAGACTTTTACCCGGCCGCCGCGTTTTTTGTAATCCTCCAGGCTTTCACCCTCGATACCCGGGTCTGCATCAAGCAATAAACCATAACGAGTTACGGCCAAGTGTTCCGCGTGGAGTTTTTTTGCAAACTCGACTATATTTGTTCCGCGCCCGTCCAGGTTGTCTAAGAGCGCCTGCTGCTTTTCTGTGACTTGTGACGGTACAGGCGGCTTTCGGAATGCCAAGCCCTTATAAATCCACATTGACGCCGATACCTTATTATCGACATGCGCGTAATTAATACGCGCGGCATAGTCCTCTTTTTTCTCGCCGACAAGCATCGGCAGGACTTCACAT